CGGCTTCTATGAGCCGACGTACGATCTGATCCGGGTTATCGCGTGGCCCAGATTCGAAGAAATACTCACAGCGATGGGACTTCCGTATCGTCTACAAAAGACGCCGATCAACCAGATTACGATCCCGGGCTACGGCGCGATCATATTCCGCTCGATGGAGAACCCGAACAGGATAGTGGGTTACGAGCACGCGGACGCGGACATCGACGAACTTGATACGCTATCGAAGACCAACGCTGCGCACGTCTGGCGGCAAGTTGTGGCCCGTAATCGCCAACACAAGCCGTCAGGGAAGCCGAACACCATAGGAGTCACAACAACTCCAGAGGGATTCCGGTTCGTCTATGAGGCGTGGAAGAAAGACCCGCAGCCGGGTTACGAGATCATTCAAGCGCCGACGTATTCGAATCCGCATCTGCCGGAAGGCTATATTCAGTCGCTGCGGGATATTTATCCGGATCAGTTGCTCACAGCGTATCTCGAAGGTCATTTCGTCAATCTCACGCAGGGCACGGTCTACTGCGGGTACTCTCGGCACGACTGCAACTCATCCGAAGAGATCCAATCTGGCGAACCTTTATTCATCGGCTGCGACTTTAACGTCACTCAGCAATGCGCGGTGGTCTATGTTCGCCGGGGCGAAGAGTGGCACGCAGTAGACGAGCTGATAGATATGTACGACACGCCGGACATGGTTAGAATCATCTCTGAGCGTTACGCAGACCATCACATCACGATTTACCCGGATGCTTCGGGCAGGGCCAGAAAGACCGTAAACGCCAGCACATCCGACATCGCGCTCATCGAGCAAGCTGGGTTCTCGGTCAGAGTGAAGAAGTCGAACCCAGCAATCAAAGACCGGGTGATGGCTACCAACGCAGCGTTCGAAAATGGTTTGCTATACATAAATGCGCTAAAATGTGCAAATGTGGCAGAATCGTTCGAGCAGCTCGCTTACGATAAGAACGGAGTGCCAGACAAGAATTCAGGTTTAGATCATGCAATCGATGCGGCGACGTATCCGATCGCATACGAAATGCCAATCGTGAAGCCAGTGGCTCACATACCAATCAATTTCAGCGTATAGGTGCAATTATGCCAGTTTCACAAACTCATGCTGAGTACAACAAGAACGTCGACAAGTGGAAGCTGACTCGCAACGCTGCCACAGGGCTGAGTTTCGAAGAAGCTCGCAAGTATATCCCGCGACGTACTCACGAAGAGCAGGATCAGTATTACCATCGCGTCGAGAAAGCGATATACACGAACTACACCGGGCGAACTCGGGAAGGGCTGAAGGGCGCGATATTCCGTCTGCCGCCAAGAATCGAGCTGCCGCCAGATATGGAGTTCATGCTGGACAACGCCGACGGAGCCGGACAATCGCTGACTCAGGTCGCAAAGCTCGCAGCGGATGAAGTTATGGAGACTGGGCGATTCGGTCTGCTGGCTGATTATCCGATGGTCGACGAAAAACTAACTATCGAGCAGGTTCGCAGGATGCAGCTACAGCCGCACATTGCGACTTATACTGCCGAGTCGATTATCAACTGGCACGTTCACGTTCTAAATGGTCGCCGCCAGCTCGGAATGCTAGTGCTGAAAGAGAACTCGCCAGTTCATTATGATGAGTTCACTTGGGACTATGTGGATCGCTACCGGGTTCTCAGGCTCAACGAGAATCAGCAATATACGCAGCAGCTCTACGACGAGAACGGCGACGCAATCACGGACGAGATCATAATCCGTGGCGCAAGCGGTCAGCCATTCGACTATATCCCGTTCCATTTCATCGGAAGCCGGGACAATCTGCCGGATGTCGACGAGCCGATTCTGTACGACATCGCCCGGGTGAATATCGGGCACTTCCGCAACTCAGCGGATCAGGAGAACAATCTATCGGTTCACGGCGGCGGTACTCTGGTCGTCTCTACTGACATGAGTCCAGAAGCATTCCAAGCAGCGAACCCGGGCGGTATCACAGTCGGCGAGAACGCTGGCTTGATACTCTCTGAGGGCGGCAAAGCAGAACTGCTACAACTGGGTTCGGCGAGCGCTATCGGCGCTGAGATGGCTCACAAAGAGCAGATGATGGTTCAGATCGGAGCCAAGATCATCACAAAGACCGGGCAGCGGACAGCAGAAGAAGCACGCATCCAAGCGACTTCCGAGAACTCGATGCTCGATACGATGGTCGGCAACATAAACGAAGCGTTTACAGCGGTGATCTATGACTGCCGAGCGTTCATCTCGCCTACAGATGCCGAGATAGTATTCTCTCTGAATGACGACTTCTGGCAGGACAGCATCGCGCCACAGGAAATCATGGCAATGATTCAGGGTAACGACGCCGGGGTAATGCCGAAGATCGACATCGTTCGTCGTCTAATGGACGCCGGGTGGATTCAGTCAGAAGGAACCGCAGAAGACATTCTCGCGGAGATCACTCAGGAGTCGCCGCTCTAAATGAGTGCTAATGACTTTCTGCTGGATGCTGGCATAAGGCACCAGATATACGTCCAGCGCTACGCGGGCGGGCAGGTGAAAGATCTGGTCAAGTATCTCGACGATGCTCAGGCCGAGATTCTTCGCCAGCTTAAGACCGTGAAGAGTCTGGCAGAAAGTCGTACGCTCAATCGAAAGCTAAACCGAATCGTCCAGTTGCAGCAGGAAGCGCTCACTAAACTTAGTGCCGAGCTAACAGCTAAGACGATGGACTTCGCCGAGTATGAGGCAGACTTCGCAGTTCGCACGATGAACACGGCAGCAGCGGCATCGGTTACGCTCCCGGCGTCTGAGCAGCTCAGGGCGCTAGTAACACAGGCTCCGATGCAACTCGCAATCAGCGGTAAAGCAGGGAGCACGGTTCAGTCGCTAACACTGAGCCAAGCGGCTACTCAGTTCTCGAAAGACAAAGCAGCAGAGATCACTCGAACGATTCAGCGCGGCATGGTCGAAGGCTCTACCGTTCAATCGCTGACCCGGCAGATCGCAAGTGTTACGAATAAACACAAACGACAAGCCGAAGCGCTGGTTCGAACTAGCGTCAATCACATTTCATCGGAAGCTCGCTCGGCAGTACATAAGGCGAATGACGATATTCTGAAGGGCGAAGAGTACGTCTCGGTTCTAGATGGTCGCACGACGATCGGCTGCGCAGCGCTGGACGGCAAGATACTCGGGTTCGACGAGCCGCCATTCACTCCGCGTCACTGGAACTGCCGATCTCTACGAGTCCCGGTATTGCAGGACAGATTCCAAGAAGAAGGACTCGAAGGAACCCGGGCCAGTATGGATGGGCCAGTCTCAGCAAAGAGAACCTACAGCGGATGGCTCAAAGGCCAGTCAAAAGAGTTCCGGGTTCAAGTTCTCGGCAAAGAGAGGGCAGCTCTATTCGATGCCGGAAAGCTGAGTCTGGATGATTTCGTGGACGCAAACGGCAATCCGATCTCTCTGAAGCAGCTCCAAGTGCTAGACGGTGCGACCAATGTACGCAAGACGACGAAGGTGGTTCCGAAGCCGACGCCGGGCAGTGGCAAGATACCGGGGCAGACTAAGAAGTTCGTTCCGGCTAAGACAATCAAAGAAGCAGAGAAGTTCGCTCAGGACAATGATCTGGCGAGAGTTGCTAAGTTCGGGAAGCTGGACGTCTCTATCGCTAATGAGATGAACCAATCGATGCTAGAGAGCATCGAGCGAATGCCAGCATTAAAGGGCCGAATGAGTTTTATAGGTTCGATTCAAGAGAATAACAAGATATTTAATAATGAGACTTACCTTTATAACTTTGACTTTTATAGAAAAAAATATCCGACGTGGGACGAAAGCTCAATCATTGAACTCGCGAAGGAGAGAACGAAAAAGAGAAGAGCCGGGGGAGAATATGCTTTCGCTAGAAATCAAGTTCCAGATAAGAACGGATGGCGCAAATTCTATAAAGACACTAACGGAATAGCATTTAACGAAAAATGGGGATCAACCTCTTCGATACAGAAGTTCAAAGATACGGTCGCCAAAGATGTTAAAAGCAAATGGCATCCAGAGGGTACAGAACCGCTGCGCTCAGTAATGGATCACGAGATCGGTCACCAGATCGATTATATGCTCAAATTAAGCAAGAACCCGGAGCTACAGAAGTTGTTTA